ATGTGGGAAAAAAGGAAACGATGCTTTGCAATAGCGTTAGTTTCAATTGGGGACCTGAAGGTTCAGATACGGATTTGGGCTTTGTAGGTAAAAAAGCCTATAGCCTTTTTGTAGAAGATACTACCTCGGAGGTGGCCAGCAATGTTGCGTAACATACTAAGGTGGGCAAGAATAACGAAGGCCGGCACAGATAGTGAGCAGTTTCATGTCCAGCAAATTAGTTATCTTGGGAAAACTGCTAACGCGATAATCGCCGAGCCTTACGGCCATCATGCAAATTGCTCTCCGGATTCTTTAGGCTTGCTTTTTAGCGTACAAGATATGCCCGAGAATAAAGCTACCATTGCTTGGTCGCCAAAAAACAGGCCTAAAGCAGCAGAGGGTGAGGTGTTATTGTACCACCCAAAGACGAACAGTTATATTGCATGGCGAGAAGGTGGAAACCTAGAAATAATCACAGATGCTAACGTAACCGCTACTATAGGTGGTAACATTGATGTGACTTGTGGTGCTAACTTAACGGCAGATGTTGCAGGGGCAACCACGCTCACTTGCCCAAATACTACGATTAATGGGAATGTAGCAATAAACGGTAATCTAGGAGTTATTGGGACTATGACAAATAACGGTAAAAATGTGGGTGACACCCATGAGCATTCTCAAGGTAATGACTCAAACGGTAATTCAGAACAAAATATAGTAGGGGTGTTATGATAGGCACTGATGCGGTTTTACAAAAAGATGAAACAACGGGTTTCTATGATTTTACTATTGACGAAAATGGCGATATAAATACAGAGGAATTTTTCGATACAGCGATAATGTATAGCCTATTTGGAGAGCGTAGAGCGTTGGAAAACGAAATAGTAGACCCAATTAGGCGTAGAGGCTGGATAGGCAATTTAGAAACTTATGAGAACGGTTCCAAGCTTTGGCTATTGCAACAAGCTAGGATAACTATTGATACAATCAACAAAATAAGATATGAAGCCCAATCAGCTTTAAAGTGGTTAGTATCTGACGGTTACGCTGTGTCTATAGATGAACCTGTGGTTACAATCAACAATAATAAATTAATTTTAGAAATAACAATCAGACGATCAAAAGATAAAGTGATTAGAAGATTCTACAAATTGTGGGAGAATACAGGTGCCGCTTAATTTACCATCTAATGCTAGAGAAGTTGACTCGAGGTCTAAAGCTGATGTACAAAGGGAACTAGGTCAAGCTAGGCCGTTTTTAAAAAACAGCTGGCTAGGCGCAATTGTCACTGCATGCTCTAATCGAATTTATGATTTTTATTTGCAATTGAGAATCGCGTTACGTGAGAATTTTCCAGATACAGCCACAGGAAACTTTTTAGTTCGATGGGCTGCAATTTGGGGAAAACAAAAGCAAGCAGCATCAAAGTCGAACGGTAATATCGTTGCTACAGGTACAGCAGGCTCATCGGTACCTAGCGGTACAATCTTTACTTATACCGGTTTAGGAAATTTTGTTTCTACTTCGAATGCAACAATTGCAAATGAAACTATAAACCTTTCTGATTTGAGTAGAACCGGAACAACAGTTACAGCAACGACAGCATCAAATCACAACTTAGCCAATAACATCTTAGCTACTATTACAGGTGCATCAAATAGTGATTATAACGTGAGTTCTGTGGCAATAACTGTTACTGCTGATGATGCTTTTCAATATTCAATTGTTGGCAGCCCTCCAGATGAGCCTGGGACAAGTGCTCAAGCTAGTTTTACTAGTGCTAGTGTTCCTGTTGAATCAGAAGGTTTCGGTGCTGATTTTAATCTTGATGCAGGAGAGACGCTACAAGTTCAAAGCCCTATAATCGGCGTTGATGATTCTTTAGTTGTAGATTTTGGAGCAATTGGAGGTGGAACTGATCAAGAAGACGATACGGGATTGCGCGCGAGAACATTAGATCGCATTCAAAACCCTGTAGCTCTTTTTAACGTAGCTGCTATTACAGAAAAAGCGAAAGAAATACCAGGTGTAACTAGGGTGTTTGTTCAAGAAATAACCCCGGCTGAGGGTCAAGTAACTATATATTTTATGAGAGACGGTGACGCTAACCCTATTCCGACAAGTTCAGAAGTCACAAAAGTTAAGACGAACATTTTAACAATAAAGCCGGCCCATACAGCCGATTCTGACGTAATAGTTAACTCTCCTACAGCAGTCCCTGTCGACTTTACTTTCTCAGCACTTAGCCCTGATACGTCAACAATGAGGACAGCTATAAGCGCAAACTTGCGACAGTTTTTTGATGAAAGGACACAAATAGCAACTAATGTTGATCAAGATGCTTACCGCTCAGCAATATTTAACACCGTTGATCCTGAAACCGGAGATACGGTTATAAGCTTCGCATTGTCAACGCCTTCTGCTGATATAACGGTCAACGCAGGTGAAATTGGAACCCTTGGAACGATAAGCTACCCATAATGTTATTTCAAAGACGAGACTTAGAGCAATACACAGATAAGCTTGCAGAATATGTGCCTGGTGGCATATTATTCGCATCAAAGTTTGTTCAGAATAGTAACCTTAGGAAACTTTTAAAAGGTTTGTCAGGCGAGCAATTTAGAGCAAATGATTATTTGAGAGAATATGATATATTGCCTGATAAAGTAAATAAATTTCTAAGCGAGTGGGAATCAGCTTTAGGCATACCAGATGATTGCTTTGACGGTAAAGGTAGCGATGAGGAAAGGCTTCTACATATCCAAGTGAAATTAGCTGCGCTGGGTGTACAAACGGCCGAGGATTTTATAGAATTAGCTAGGTTATTTGGTGTTGAAATTAATGTTATTCCATTATCTTCGGTAGCTTTGCCACCTTACGATGTACCCTTCATACCTGTAGGGTTTCCTGAGGGGCGTTTTATAATGATTATTGAAGGCCCAGACTTAGTAAGTAGTCTGCCTCCTTACGATGTACCATTTCCATTAATTGTCGGTGAGGGTATATTGCAATGCTTACTAAATAAAGTTAAACCGGCTAATGTTAGAATAATTTTTAGAAACACAAACTAGGAAAAAATATGTCAGCATCAACAAAGACTTTTGTTAATAACAATCTTCCTCAGTGTGAAGATGTTGACCTCAACGGTTTTACACTTGAAAATAATAATTTAATCGAGGGCGCAGGTTTCACTTTAGATACCGGCGATCGACAACAAACACATAAATCAGTCGCCCAATATTCAATGGATGGTGACTTTTTCACAGATAGCGGTGTGGCCGATGCTTATGTTCTAAGTGCATTAGGTTCAAAACAAGGCCCTAGAGCATATACCGATGGGTTGAGGGTCAGATTCTCAACTGCTAATGCGAATACAGGCGCGGCGACTGTCAATGTTGACTCTTTAGGTGTTAAAAATATAAAGCTTGCAGACGGCTCAGACCCAAGTGCAGGCGATATTGACGGATATACAGAATGCCGATTTGATTTAGCTAACGACCGTTTTGAATTATTAGCGTCAAAAGCAAGCACTGGCTCTAGTTATGACGTTAACCAAGTGGCCCATGGTTTTGCAGTTGGTGACGTGTTGCGGCTTAGCGGGGCTACTTATGTCAAAGCACAAGCGGATAGTGTTGCTAATGCTGAGGTTGTAGGGGTAGTTAGTGCCACATCTGGAAGTGACGATTTTACAATTCAAGTCGGTGGTAGACTTGAAGGGCTTAGCACATTAACGGCCGGCGAGGATTACTACCTAGACCCCGCTACGGCTGGTGCAGTAACTACAACTAAACCGACAGCGATTGGGGATATTATAAAACCTATCTATATTGCTGATACAACAACCTCAGCGGTGTTGACTCCTTATGTTGGGGTTGAGATTACCGCCGATTCTACGATTGCGGCGGCTTCGCAAGCTGACCAGGAAGCGGGAACAAGCACAACAGTTTATACAAATCCAGGTGTACAACAATATCACCCTAGCGCAGCTAAGGCGTGGGTTGTGTTCGATGGGACTACGGGTTCTATTCTTGATAGTTATAATGTGACTAGTGTGACCAGAAATAGTACCGGAGATTACACCATAAATTTCACGGTTAATTTTTCAAGTGCCAATTATGTCACACTGGGTACGGCGCAAAAGAATGCGACAAACGATTCTCTTTTTGTGGCTGTCAAGAGGACTGTAGCACCCACATCAAGCGCGGTTACAATTATCACTATTGATGACGGGGCGTTAATCTTAGATGCCCAGAAAGCTTTCGTAGCGTTTTTCGGAGACCAATAAAATGAGTTATATTTTATACACGATGCAAGATGGTGAGTTAAGAACGAGCTACCCATCAAAAGAAATTTTACAAACTAAAACCATTGAACAAGTAGCAGAAGAAACAAAACCGCAAGGTGCTACATGGCAGATTATTGAAGACGGTCAATCTACACCAGAGTTAGAAGCCCGAAACTTCGAGAATTTGAAGGTAGCGAAAGTTAGTCAAATCAAATCAGAAGCCGCCAAACGCATTAATGACGCTTACCCGGATTACAAGCAACGCAACATAGACCGCGAAGCAATAGTCACTCAAGATATGACAGACGTTAATACTATGAATGATTATATTAACGGGATAAGGGTTAAATCTAACGAACTTGAAACGTTGGTTGATGGTTATAATTTAGAACAATTAGAAGCGTTTGATGTTACTGATGACGCAAATTGGACGTAAGGTTAATAAATGGGAACTGCAATTCAAATAGGCGCGACTAATGCCGCCTCACAAGGTGAAGTTGATACAGGTACAGAAGCGGCCAAATATGTTTCACCTGCAACTTTGGCCGGTTCTAGTCAATCTGCTATGGTGTTATTGTCGACAGCAACAGCGAGTAATGACGCTACTATTGATTTTGAAAACCTACTTGATTCTAATTATGGTAAATATATTATTGTTGTTGAGAATTTAATACCTGCTTCGGATTCAACACTTCAATTGCGTTTAGGTGTCGGTGGTACTTATGGTTCTACGAATTATAGGGGAGGTTCTGTTGTTGGTTCAAATGTAGATGTTCCTGGTGGGAACACCTCCGCGACTAGCGCGTATGATGTTTCGGTTTCCACATCGGCGGGGTGGTATGTTGACACTTTATCTACTAAGGGGTTGAGCGCAGCTATTGAAGTATTTAACCCGTCCAGCACTTCTACGCATAAGCAATTATTGAGCCGCGCTTCATATCAAAATGCCGGTAATAATCAGGCGTATAAATTCGGTTCCGGTGATTATGCTGATACGGCGGCGCAAACAAGTGTTAGGTTGTTTATGTCAAGCGGTAACATATCAAGCGGAACTTTCACACTTTACGGAGTTAAATAGATGGCATTAACAAAATTAGTCAACGGCGAAAGAGTCCCACTAACACCGGAAGAAGAAGCGGAGTTTTTAGCTAATGAGCAAGCTTATAATGATGGCGCTTTAGACAGAGCCAAAGCCCAAGCCAAGCAAGACATCTATAAGGCCATTCAAGATGCAACGGTCACAACTGATGTAGGTAATGTTTTCAAATGTGATGATAAGTCAAAAGGCGATTTGCTTGGTGTTGTTTATTTGGCGCAAATTAACAGCCTAGATACGGCCGAATTCAAGCCTAAAAATCACACGTCTTTAGTTTCTCTACCTGTTGCAGAATTAATCGAAGCAGGCAATAAGATTGAGGCTAAGATTAAAGAAATAATGCGCGGCTAAAACATGAAATACTCAGAAATCCGTGACAGTTTAAACACCGGGGATATTATTCTATTCAGCGGAAAAGGATTGATATCTTCTTTGGTCCGATGGGCTACGGGTAGCAACAAGTGGTCGCATATCGGCATGGTGCTTCGTGTCGATTCTATTGATACTGTGTTTTGTTTAGAATCGACCACGCTGAACACTGCTAGGGATATAAACTCCGGCGATAAGGTGAGTGGCGTGCAGCTTACGTCGCTATCTACAAGGATTAAAACCTTTAAGGGTGATATAGGTATTAGACAACTGGAAAAACCTCTCAGCGCGGCTAAAAAGTCCATCTTGTTTGATTTTTACAAAGAGGTCAGAGGCGTAGAGTACGAAAAGAGCAAGCTCGATTTAATAAGTGCAAAATCATCTAGTAAAGAAGATTTAAGCAGTATCTATTGTTCGGAGCTTATCGGTAGCTGCTATCAACGGATTAACCTTTTACCACCTAAACCACCATCTAGCTACTACTATCCTCATGATTTTAGTAAAGGTCAGGTTGTGGATGACAAGCTTAAAAATAACAAGCTAGGGCGTGTGGAGCTTATAAAGAGATGAATAATTTTGATAAAGCAATAATAAAAACATTGAAGCATGAAGGTGGATCTGAAATTACAAACGATCCTACAGATAAAGGAGGATTAACAAAATATGGAATATCGCAGAAAGCATATCCTGATTTAGATATCGCATCCCTTACTGAAGATAAAGCAAAGCTAATTTATAAAAAAGATTATTGGGATGCTATAAAAGGCGACGAAATAATAAATTTGAAAGTATCTCAATCGATATTTGATTTTGCTGTAAACGCAGGTCCTAAAAGATCGATTATACTGGCCCAAAGAGCATCAGGGGTAATCGACGACGGTATCGTGGGTAAGATAACTTTATCCGAATGGAATAGTGTGAATCCTGAGTTGTTCGTCCGTGGTTTTGCTATAGAAAAAATTAAGTTCTATAGGGATATTGTAGTATCTAATCATTCTCAGCGTAAATACATTATCGGATGGATTAATAGGGCCTTGGAGGGGTTATGAATAATGTTTCTTCTGATAGAAAATTAAAAATTTCACCCGTAATTAGTGACTCCTTAGACCCTAAAGATTCATTTGATTTGGTAAATATGCTCATTAGACATGAAGAAAGGATCCAGGATATAGAATCGGGCATGGATAAGATTACTTTAATGGCAAAAGATAGTAACCATCAACTTGCTAACATGAGAATATCGCTTAAGATGCTAAAGCCTATTACTGAATCGGTGCAAGAAATAGAAAAACTATGTGAGATTAATAGCAAAATAATTGCAAAACATGAAAAAGCATTTGAGATGCAAAAGGTTCATACGGATACAACGATTGAATATATGACTAAACAAATAGAATCGATCGGCCCATGGATAAAGTGGGGTGTCGGTTTTCTTGTATCGGCTATGACCGTATTTTTTGGTGTAATGGCCTCTTTAAAAATACTAAGTTAAGGAAAACGAATGAAAAAAGACTTATTGAAAGATTCTAGTGGTAAGCCATCTTCTAAAAGAATTTGGGGATCAATCCTTCTAGGCTCAGGGTTAACATTTGCCGCCATTCTATTTGGGTTTAGTTTAACCGAAGGCGCTGTGGATGCTCCAACGGCTCAAGGTGTTATTAATATGTTCTTAATCGCAGGTAGTTCATTATTAGGCATAGGCGTATTTGAGAAAGGTATTAAAAAATGATCGAAGGAGCAGCTTTAAAGCTCATATTAGGGGCGGCTATCGGCCTAGTATTATTATCTTTTGCATATTTAAAGGGTAGGAGCCATGAGAAAAATAAACAACTTAAAAAAGCGGTACACGACACTATCGAAATTAAAAAGCGCAAGTCTGACAGGAATGATGATGACATTTCT